ACATATTAGGTCGTACAATCCAAAACAGAATTGTTGGAATGCTTGGCGCTTACATTGATGTTGAGGCGTTAATAGGATGACATTAGCAACACTACGCGCAAACCTTAAAACAGCAATCACATCAAACAGTGTTTATTCAGTTGTTGATTTTGGTGCAGAATTTGTTACAACTCCAAGCATCATGATTTTGTCATCTGATCCATGGCTTGAGCCAGTAACACTTGGAAACAATAAAGCATGGCGCGTTAAATATACATTAGAATTAGTTGCAGCACCAAACACAAACCCTGGTGCGTTAGTACAACTCGAAACAATGGTGGCAACTGTTTTACCATTGATCGGACAATCTTGGCAGATACTTTCAGTTTCCAGCCCAAGGATACGTCAAGCGAATAGTAATGATGTTTATTCGGTTGAAGTGTCAATTACTACAATATACAATCCATAAGAAAGGATAAACAAAAATGGCCACATCAGTATTAACAGGCAGACAAGTTGCCTGCACCTACAAAGCAGTGAACTATGATGACCAAATTACCAGTGCAACTGTTACATTAGATGATCCAAACGGAACTGTTCAAACCTTGAATGGATTAGTTGATTATGTAATTGACAAAGAAGTTGGTTCAGTAACTCTTGAAATTCTCCAAGACTGGGGAGTTGCATCAGGATTCTGCGACACACTTTGGACAGATGCAGACACAAACCCAACAACAACACAAGCAATGACTTTGACAATCAACAGCAAAGTTATGACCTTGACTGTATTACCTAAGCGCCCAGATTTTGGTGGCGCTGCACCGGATGCATTAACTGTTTCAGTTACAATGCCAATCCGATCAGTATCAATAGCGTAACTATCGAACAGGGGTCACCTAATGTTTAAGATACAAATAGAATGGAAACTTGCAGATGGAAAGTCCTACGAAGAATGGACTATTCCATGGGAAATTGCTCAGGCTGAAAAAGAAACTGGCACAACATTTTTGGAACTATTCAAACGAGAAATGCCACCATCAATTGAACAACAATTCTGGCTTGCCTATCAAATGCAACGAAGAATCAGTGACAAGCCAGTTGGCAAGTTTGAAGATTGGCGATCACAAGTTGTTCACATCAATTCAAAGGACTTTGCAACAACAAATTTTACACAGCCGGAAGCATCGAAAGAAGTTTGATCGAACTGGCAATCATTTCGCGCCAGCCATTGTCAGAGTTCAAAACGCTTTCGGCCGAGCAGGTATCAACAATTGTAGATGTGGTGAATAAATATCATGGCAACTAGAGCATTTGAAGTTAAGATTAAAGATGCTGATATTAATGCTATTCGCAAAACTTTTAAGAATATGGATCAAATTGCTCAAGATGATATGAATCGTGCAGCAAATCAAATTGCAGTTGAAGCAGCCTCAGCAGTTGGATCAGCGTTACAAGCAACACCACAAGGTGCTGCAATAGCCAGATCTATCAAAGTTTCAACTGGATCAAAGACACCATTTTTTACAGTTGGTGGAAGTTCAATCAAATTAAAAAATGGAACACCAGTTGGTGCAATTGCACTTGGTGTTGAGTTTGGTGCTTACCAGGACAGGCCACGCAAAAGAAAAGGCAAATCAACTGATTATGTTGGTTACAGACAATTTCAACCAAGATCACCACGCGAGGGCAGAGGTAACGCAGGTTACTTTATATTTCCAACACTCAAAGCATTGCAACCTGAAATAACTAGAAGATGGGTTGAGCAAGTTGATAGAATAAGACGAGAATGGCGCGAAAGGAACTAACATGGCAGACATTAGAACCCTGAAACTGCAACTATTAGCAGACACAGCGCAATTCCAAACTGGCTTAAACAAAGCCCAAGACGACACACAAAACTTCTCAAGCAAAATTGGTGGATTTGTTTCATCAGCAGCAAAAGCATTTGTTGGACTTGCAACTGCTGCTGCATCCTCAGCCTTTGCAATAGGTGTCACATCTGTAAAAGCAGCAATTGAAGATGAACAAGCACAGAGAAATTTACAGAAAACACTTGAAAATGTTATTGGTGCAACAAAAAATCAAACTGCTGCTGTGGAAGATTATATTACAAAACAATCACTTTCACTTGGCGTATCTGATGACAAACTTAGACCTGCTTATGCAAGATTAATTAGATCAACAAAAGATACTACTGAAACACAAAAAGCATTAAATATTGCAATGGACATAAGTTCAGCCACCGGAAAAGATTTGGACACAGTTGCAGCAGCATTAGGCAAGGCTTATGACGGAAACACAGCATCCTTAGGCAAACTTGGTTTAGGTATTGATTCAACCATTCTTAAAAGTGGTGACATGGATGCAATTACCAAAGAACTTGGCAAAACATTCAAAGGATTTGCTGAACAAGAAGCCAACACAGTTGAAGGACAATTTAGAAGAATTGGTATTGCTGTCAATGAAGCAAAAGAATCATTAGGTGCAGCCTTATTGCCAATACTTGAAAAGATTGCTGGTTTTGTTAATACAGAAGTTGTACCAGCCATTCAAGGATTAGTTGATGGATTAACAGGTAAAGAATCAATTAGAGAAGCCACAATTAAAGCAGGTGGCAATCTTAATTTATTAAATGATGATTTGACTGATGCAAATGAATCTGGTCGCAATTTAGGTGAAGCCTTGAGAGAATTAGCAGGATCAATTGGATTAGTTGGTACAGGTTCATCAGAAGCAAATCCTGAGTTTAGTAAATTTGTGGACAATATAACTAAGTTAGTTCAAGGCGTAAATGATTTATTTAGTGCATTGCAAAGACTTGGATCAATAACTAGTGGTGTTTTAGATTTTGTAGGCTTACAAGGTTTGATTGCAAGAGTTGAATCTGCTGGTGAAAGATTTAGAGGAGAACCTACATCAGGTGGTCAGTATGGTCAAATAAATCAAACAGTAATTTTTAATCCATTAACTACTAAAGATGCAGCAAAGAAAACATTAAAGTCTTTGAATGATGCTTCAAAAACTGGAAACATTGGTCAATTTGTTAAGCCAATGATCCCAGGCAGGTAATCGTGCCTTGGTCACCAAACGCCACAGTTAAGATTAATGGCACAGCCGTAACGAATTACACCCTTGAGGGTGTGCAAGTCAGCATGGGTCGTGAAGATGTACAACAACAATCATCAGCAGGCTATGCAACAATTGACTTCTTAAATCTTCCTTACACTGATGTTGAAATCTTTGACACCATCACAGTTACCCTGGACAATTTTACTGGCGTTGATACAACAATCTTTACAGGGCTAGTCACAGATGTTTCAGTTTCAGTCCTTGACGCTGGAACAACAAACACATTTATTACACAGATCAGTGCATCTGGTGCGCTTTCAGAACTTGCAGCCAAAGAAGCAAACATTGTTGGCTATGCCGAACAAAAAGATGGTGATCGTATTGTCTCAGTTGTCACTGACACTTTTGGACTTAAATGGAATGAATTACCTGCAACACAAATTTGGACTGATTACACAACTGAGACTTGGAGTTCATTATTAGGTGTTGATGTATCTGCAATTGACACACCTGGAACATATGATTTGTTCAGTTCCGTTGCAGCACCAGAACCATTAAATGCTTTGAACTATGTTCAAATTGTTGCCGATTCTGGCAGTGGCTTTATTTATGAAACTACTTCCGGTGGTATCGGTTATCAGGATCAAGATGCACGCGCAGACTATGTTTCAGCCAATGGCTTTGTGAACATATCCAAAAACTTTATTTTGGCAGATGGTATCAATGTAACCACATCTCGAAATGACATCATCAATGATGTAAGAGTTATTTATGGCGCTGCACAAGATGTAATGCAAGTTGAGCAATTGGATTCTATTAGTCAATACGGCAGAGTTACACAGTCAATTGAAACATTCTTAAAAAACTCAGGTGATGCTGACACATTGGCTGATCGTTTAGTACTTTTGAACGCTTATCCTCAACCAGTAATTCAAGGCATTCAAATACAGATTGATGCACCAACTATGACATCATCATTGCTTAATTCACTTGTTGGTGTATTTTTTGGCATGCCTGTATCAGTTACAGATTTCCCTGCCCTTTTGTACCCTAATCAATTTTTTGGGTATGTTGAGGGATGGTCATGGGATATAGACAGATTTACTGCTAGGCTTACATTGAATGTTTCGGACTTCACA